CTGAGCGGTCTTCACCGTAGATTGTTGAGGTTGCGCTGTACAGAGTATCGCGGCTCAATTGGTCTAGGTAGATTGCCATGTTGCGACCAAGAAGACGTGAAGCAGAAGCCATTACGTCATCGAAGGAAGCGTTCAATAACAATTCTGAAACTGCTAATGCATAACCGTGTTCAGATACTGTAATTGAGAATTGTTGTGCTGTTAATGCATTTGTTTGCATACGTACACCTTCAACTAGGGAACTTGCAAATCCCAAGTTGTTGTAACGCATGAAATTGATTTGTAAACCAGGTGCAACACCAAGTTCAGTCTTTTTGACTGCAAATTGTTCGAAGCGAAGGATAGGCATTGCTTGGAACAAGATTTCCTTGGACCAAATTGTCTGAATCGCTTGAGTCAATTGGGTGTTTGTACCTGAGTACGCTGTTGGGGATGCGGCGAGATTGCCGGTACCCGTAATACCAGATGCCATTTAAATTGGACTCCTTGTTAGTTTTGTATTTGTGGGTTTAGCCGAACAGTCCGCGCGTTTTGCCTTGAGCACTTGGGCTCAAGAGGCGTTGACGATACTTCGCATATTCTTCCATTGACATAGACGCGATGTCTTGTGCAGAGAACGAACGTTGTTCCGAATTAGTTTCCATAGGTCCTGCTGGAGGCGTTGTCACACGCGTTCCAGTCATTTCTTTTCGTGCACTTTGCATTGCTGCCTGTGCCGAATCTAAGATGCGTGCTGAGCGTTCTTTCAAACCCTCAATACTTGCATCTACTTCCTCTTTAGTATTTCCACTAATGAGGTCAACAAGTTCAGGAATAATATTTTCCCGTTCTTGTTCTAACCGTTGTGAACGGTAAGATTGTAGGTCTGCGAATTGTCTTTCTCTTTCTAATAAAGAAAAAGCTCTTTCGCGTTCTTGCTTTTCAGCTTCTAGCTGTTGTTGCCATTCTTGTTCTTTTACTTTAAGAAGTTCGCGTACTTCAAGTTCTTCTTCAGCTTTTGCTTTTGCTCTAGCTGCTTCTTCGGCTTCAATTTCTGCCTTGCTTGCCAATTTTTCTTCGCGGTCCTTCTTTAAGACTTCAAGTTCTTCCTTCAATTTATCAATTTGAGGATAGAGCTTTTCTTTTTCCTGGCTTCTTACTTTTGCCAAGTCTTCTTCTGTATAGAACTTTTTACCTTTTAGTTCTGCTACAACTGCTGGTTCTTCAGCACTTGGAGTAGGAACTGTAGATACTGCTTCTGCTTCGGCTGCGAAAGCCTCTACATTTACTTCTGCTACTTCTGACATAATTTATCCTTAGTGTCCTCTGGGTCGTTTTCCGAATTAATAACACATTTGACCAAACGTTTCTATCTATCTTTAATTTTGCCTTACAACACGAAATTTTCAGCCTAAAATGCTTATTTTTCGTATTCTTCCGGTACTCTTCGTTGTGGAAGTTTTGTACCGTAAGCTTTAGTTACTAACTGTGTTCTTAATGAAGTCTCACCTAGTTTTGAAGCCATGGCTGCATCATCAAGAGCCGGAGGGGCCATAGGAGCAGCAGGCATACCTGCACCAGCACCTTTACCAGCACTAGGGGCTCCTGGTTCTGGAGGCGGCATAGTTCCGGTTAGTTCCATAATTTCTTGTTCAATTTGAGTCTGTAGAAGCTTTAGGGCACCATCGGCTATTGCGTCGTCTTGAAGCTCTTTACGGATTTCATTCAATTTCTCTGCTGGGAATTCTTCTCCCAAGAAGCGCAAAGCTCCTTCTTTTGATTCTAAACCTAGGGACAATAAAGATTGAATTTCATTAAGAGCAATTAATTTATCTAACGGAAGTGGTTGAGGGAAATGAACGTAAGAACGATAGGTCAATGGGTCGTTAGTATCTAATTGAGGTACTTGGCCTTCTTTTAATTCAGTATCCGTATTAGGGTCCCAGGTAAAGGTCTCTGGTTCTTTTACAGCTAAGTTCAAAAGAATTAGTTCATTAATACGTTCTAAACCATGAGCATATTGAACAATCTTTTGGTGATAACGATTCATTAAAGGTTGGAACTGAATAGATAAAGCAACTCCTGATGTATTTGAAATAGGTTGGGCTTGACCAAGAGCAGTCTCTGGTACACCGACCATTTCGTGCATTGCTTTTTTCATCATTGCAAGGAAATCCATTGCACCTTTAAGACCTTGTGCTCCACCTTCTAGATTTTCTACCTTTGCATCTTTTGGTAGACCGCCCCATACTTTATTAGCGCCTTTTTCTAATTGAGAAGCTTTAGCACCAATAATTACAGTTACTGGAGCAGCGTGGTAATTAACAATGTCAGCAATGTCAGTTGCTACTTCGTTGTAAGTTCTATTAATTGGAATAATGTCATTGCAATCAGATAGGCCCCAAGGAGAACCTGAAATACGAATGTTAGGGATATGAATAACTGGAATAACACCAAGTGGATTTGGGCGTGAGTCAATTAACTCATCATTAATGTATTCTTCAATAATGTCATCAGTCAAGATTTCAGTGTAAGTAAATACTTGACGTGTACCTTCTAGAGATGTGCCCCAGAAACGGTACTTTAATTTAAATCTAATTAAACGTTCACGGTCATGTGGATGGAATTCTGGAAAACAAAAAGAAGAGTTTAGTGGAAGAACACGAACACGTCCCGGGTGTTGACGACCTGCTGGGTCTACCCATGCTTCTTCATAAGCAACTTTAATAAAGCAGTCACCAGATACTCCGCCTTGTTGACCAATTTCCCAAAGCACTGTTGCTTTATTGTTATCTACTTCCCATACACGTTCTAATAAATCTGGAACAATTGCTTCTGTTTCTTTAGGACTTCTAAATTGAACACCTTTACTAAATGTAAAGTTAATAATAAAATCTGTAAATGCTCTGTAATAATTGAGCACCATTTGGGTTTCGCCAGTTTGACGGCGGTAAGAATAATGATGACCTAGGTACATTGCCCAGTTTAATGAATAACGGTTTAGACGAGGACCGTGAACCTCAAACTCTTCGTCAGCTAATTCTACTAATCCAAGAGGGGATATAGATATTGTTAAATCAGAAGACGCTGCCCTATAACTGGGAGGGGAAAAGTCTAGGCCGCTTGTCACCTAAGAATCCTCTCCAAACTATTTGTTATATCTTAGCACTATTAATTGCGCTAATATTTTTCGCCACGGTTATCTGTGGCGTTGGCCTTTAAGTTGGCCTTTGCCAACAGGCTTAGTTACTTTTTTATTTTGTTCTTCTTTAATCTTGTCTTGCTTTTCTTTTGCATAATCTCTAAATCTTGGGTCTATTTCTTTTTTAGATTGAACAAACTTTCCACCCATTTGAGTGTAGCGAGTGTGGACCCAGTGAGCTGCTGCTGGTGAGGGATATACATTAAATTTAGTACGTGCTTGCATAGTAAGCATGTTCCACATTTTAGGGTTAGCAGGTAACTGCTTAGGGCCCTCTTTTACTTCTTTACCTGAAATTAATGCCATATGTCCTCAAGCTCCAAAACCTGCCTGACCAACTTGCAATACACAAGTTAGTTAGACAGGTTAAGTGAGATTACTAGTCTTGTACTACTGAAGGGTTCAAACGTTGTTGATGTGAACCATCGCGGAAAACTTCTTCAATTTTGTTTTCTGCGTAATCAGCAAATGAACCAGTTGCAAATTCTTGTAAAGTATTTGGTGCTTCAACCCAAGCTGCTGAACCAACATGTGCACGTTCGCGCATTGTTTCTTCGGCTGGCTTAGTATGAACTGGTGCATTACGATTTGGACGTCCGGCTGCAGGTGTATAACCTTGAGCGGCTCCATTAGAGAATTCCTGTGGAATATCTGTGTCTGTTGCTAATCCTTCTTCAAAGCGAAGAGGTCCGCGTTGACCAGGTGTAGCTGGAGACATTTTACGGTCATAGATATTACCTGGGCGCTCTGGAAACTTAGGCGCTGGTGCAATTGCCATATTTAAAACTCCATATTTCTATTTAAGGTACCTTAATAAAAGTGTTCTGCTTTTTTACCTTTATGTCAGGCTAAAATCTAGTTTACCTGTAAAAAGGCGATGAACTGACCTCTACTGAGGGCATTGTTAAATCTAATGTAAGACTGCAGGCGATGGCTAGGCTGTCTGCAAAGTCATCATGAGCATGGGCTTCATCAGGGGCTTTGGCTAAAAAGTTAGGTCCAGTAAATTTAGTTTCTAAATCAGTCATCTGTTGGTAGAAACGTTTCCAAGTTCTTAATCGTCTAGTCTTTGCATGAGCTGGCCAGCCGACCATCCTTCTATCAATTAAAGCCTTTAAATGTTTCCAACGTTTTGACTGCTCTGGTTGGCTACTGCCTAGAGAGTGAACTTCGGCTCCTGGAAGCAGAAGCTTAAGTCTTTGGGCTACTGCATCACCTACTCCGTTTGCATCAACTCCAACAGCTAACACATCATAAGCAGAAAGAAAATTAACTATTTGAAAGTATTGGTCTTCCCAATCATCACCTTGAATTTCAAGCCAGTTAAGAACTCTATGGTCAAAATACCCAAACTCATCTGGTCTATCCCAGTCAACCCATACAACAGTTACTACAGTTGAATCTAGTTTTCTTGCCGGGTCTATACCAACCACTACGGGGCTACGGTGCCAAGCTTTTACAATTTCTTGAGAAGTATCTCCAAGTTCGTCCATAACTGTAGAAGTTA